CATGGCTAAAATGTCCCCCGCTTTACATGAAAGATTTTCGGCGGGCGTGATTTCTCTTGTTGCCCTCAATCTGTTTGATGAGAAACAAAGACACGCGCTAGAACATGCAATCTATGCTTACTCATTCGCACAAAAAACAAACTTTGTACGAACAAGAGGGACAGCCGAACAAAACTTATCAGGCCTTCAAAATTGGATTAGTCAAGGCAAGACGGACACAGGAAAGGGCGATATTGAAGATAAAGTACGTAGTGAGCTCACTAATAACCCCTTAGCGCTTGCATACCTTGAGACGCTAGGGATTGCCACAACAGCAAGTAAATTACGCGAAATGTTTTCAGCCGCCGGCGCAAAGGCCTTGGGCAAGGGAGCAGATCAAGAGGTTGATTTATTCGGTGAAACCGCTTCTATGGAGAAAGAATTAAAGAAGTTAAATGATTTCTATATGCCAGGCAAGACACAGGCGGAGAAAGACGCGTATAAACTAAAGAAATCAATGAAATCAAAGTTTTCATATACCGATCTAGTTAAATCACTACGCACTAAGAAATAAAATAAGCATGAAACTTGTGAACTTTGTAAAATGCAATTAAGAAACAAAGTGAACAGGATTAGAAACATGCCCTTTAAAAACGAACACGCCGCGAGGCAAACAGAACCCGAGCAATACAAAGAATTTAGACGATACCAGCCGAAGGGATTCCCTAAGGGCGTATCAGTGATCTTAGGTATTGGCAGCGATGGTAAAACAGAAATTCAAAGTGTCCGAGCAAACAAAGACGATATGACACCCTCTGAATTTAAGCAATGGTTAAAAGAACACGATTTCAAAGATGAAGTAGAAGAGGCACAACTTGAAAAGGGCAATTACTTTGCTACTTGGATTCCCTTCACTACACTTGCTAAAGCGAAAAAAGATAATGATGAACCTGAAATCATGGATGACAATGTTGGTATGATCGCCGGTATCGTATCAACTGATGATATGGATTTTGAAGGTGAGAAGATCAATCAAAGCGGCCTTGATTGGTCGTACTTTTTGAACAATGGTTGGTTTAATCATGAACATAGGCCAGGGCCTGAAGCGGTTTTAGGACATCCTACAAAGATTGAAAAGGTAGATGATCATAAAACACGTGTAGAAGGTAAATTGTATCTATCAAAACCATTAGCGAAAGAATGCTATGATACAGCGGTAGCAATGCAAAAGGCCGGCGGGGAAAGATGCCTTGGTTTTTCAATTGAGGGAAAAGTGACACTTCGGGACCCTATCCAGCCTAAGAAGGTACTTAAGGCGAATGTGATCAATGTGGCTATCACTTCGCACCCTGTCAATCCTAATACTAATCTAGAAATTATCGCAAAGTCGATGAATGTTGGATATCAAGAAGCGGCGATTCCTGATGCTGATGCTTCAATGTCATCACTTGTAGAACAATCACTAGCGCAAAAAGTATCAAGCGCAACATACGGAGCGAACAACAAAGCGCCCAAGAAAGAGAATAGAATGATTAGCAAAGAAGCCTTGAAAAACAAGTTAAAAGAACACTTTAGCGACTACACTAATGAGGAATTAGAGCGCCTTCTTAAACTTGTTATGGAGTCCGCAAAAAATAAGAGTCAAGAAAAACTAAGAGATTATGAGTAAAAAGCTTGAAAAATACTTTGAACTCTAAAACAATGATCTATATAGGAGAATTTACGATGAATAACGATTTAATCAAGCATCTTATGAATAAAGGGATGAGTGAGGCCGACGCCGTACAAGTCGCCGAAGGTTTCACCCCCGACGCCGTCAATGTTGACGATTTAACAATCGCCCTTGATGATCTATCTAAAGCAATGAAAATGGATGATCAAGATCAAATGAACGCCAAAAAAGCAAAGAAGGCCAAAACTCAAGGTTCTTTGTTTGAAAAGGGCGATGATGAAGATGGTTCTTCTTCTGAAGATGGTTCATCTTACGACGATGAAGATGAAGATGAAGATGAAGACAAGATGGAAAAAGCTATGATGGAGATGGCAAAAGGTACCGATGCCATCCTTGACGCTATGGACAAGCAATATAAAGCAATGCTTAAAGCGGTTGAAGCTTGTACAAAAGAAATCAAGGCAATGAAGGACACAGGGGCGGGCAAAATGCAACAAATGGAGAAATCTTTAAATCGTGCATTGCTTGAACCCGTCGCCCCTACTTCTATCAATTTCAATAAGATTCCATATGTAGAACAAACAGCTAAAGCGCCTAGTTTCACTACTCAAGACGTAATGAACAAGGCCTTATCTTTAGTTCGTTCCGAGTCTGATTGGTCTAGAAAGTCCGAACTTACAAGCGCAATTTCTAGATTAAGCGTTGGCGCTAATCCTCAAGAGATCGTCGCCGAATTTAACATCAATATGAATAGCAAATAAAGAGAGAGTAGAACATGAGTTTCAATTCATTAAATATCCCACAAGCAAACGGGCTCGTTTCCGCTGCTGATCTAGCTGATTTAAACAGTGCCCTTCGCAAGTCTGCAACTATTGGCTACCAAACCCCCGCCGGCACTTCCGGTGGTGATACAGGTTCTTTAAGCCCTTTAGTTCCTCAAAGCATTGAAAACATTTTGGCAAGCGCTACTTATAGCATGAAACAACTTGCTTTATGGCCTGCAATGCCTAAAGTATCTGTGACTAATACCTTGCACGAATACGCCGTAATCAATTCTCATGGCTTAGATATTGATCCATTTATTAGCGAAGGTTCCGCCGGTACTACAAATCGTTCTGAATATCAAAGAAAGTCAATTCGTATCAAGTACTTAGCTGAAAGACGCGAAGTAACTGACGTAGGCACCTTGGTTGGCTTGATTGGCGCTAATCAAAATGCGATTGCTTTAGAAACAGAACGCGGCACACTCTCTTTGCTTGCTAAGCTTGAAAAAGCAATGTTCCACGCTAAAGAAAGTAATAATCCTTTACATTTCGATGGTATCATTCATCAAATTGAATCATATAACAATGGTTCAAATGTATTTGATGCCCGCGGCGCAAGTCCATCACCTAGACTTCTTCAAGACATTTTGGCTAAGCTTTATTCTGCGCCTTTATATGGTACCCCTGATTGTATCTATGTAACCCCAGATATTCATGGCGAATTGATCAAGTTTGCCGTTCAATTTGGCCGCCATGATCAATTGGTTCTTACTAATTCTTCATCTATTACATATGGTACTCAAGAAATTTCTATCATGGGCCCAGTCGGACCAGTACCAGTAAAGAGCGCCCCATTCTTGGCGAACAATGGTAAAGCGCCATCCACAGGAAGCGCAACCACAGGCGCCGCCGCTGCCCCTGTTCTTTCTTCTGCGGTTGTTGCTGCTGATCTTGCGTCTCAATTTGAAGCGAATGACGCGGGCGATTATTTCTATAAGATCGTAGCAATCAACAATAGTGGTTATTCCGCTGCCGTCACTTCTGCCGCTAAGACCGTAGCCGCCGGCGATAAAGTAACTTTGACTATTGCTCAACAATCAGACGCAATCTATTTCAAGATTTTCAGAACACCAGTAGACAAGCCAGCAACAGAAGCGGTATTGATCAGCGAAATTCCCGCTACCAATGGCGCGGCTACTGTGTTTGTTGATCGTAATGAAAACATTCCTAACGGGCATAAGATCGTATTTGTTCAACATAGTTCCGAAGTTATGGAATTTGCAAAATTACTTGACTTCTTCAGACGCCCCCTCGCTGAAGTACAAACCAGCAAACCATTTTTACTCATGCTTTTTGGTTCACCTATTGTTAAGGTTCCTTCTAAGTGTTGGGTTGTCAAGAATGTTCGTGTGGGTTCAAGCTTGATCGAAAAATTGAGCTAAGTTTATTATTTACTTATTTAATATGAAATTATGATAATATGAGGGCATAGAATAAAAGTTCTAGATCGTCAACGTTCTAGATTTAAGGTGTCCCATGAGTACAACAACTTTACTTGATATCATTACGCCCGATTACCTCAAGAAAACTTCTTTACTAGGCGTTGACTTGACCACAGACGACGGCGCCCCATTCCCTAATGAAATATATGAAACCTCTATTCAAGCATCTATTCAACATATTGAAAACGATATAGGTATCAACTTAGAACCTTTTAAAGTATCTAGGGAGACACACGACGCCGAAAGACAAGGGCGCTTCTCATATTGGCCTATGAAGCTTGATTATAGGCCTATCGTATCAATTGACAAAGTACGAATTAGATTTGGTTCGTTTCAACCTGTTGACTTGCCCGTCTCATGGATTCGCATGGTGTCCGCTATTCATGGGCAAATGCACATTATCCCGTCTCAAGAGAGCTTAGGATCATATTTTTTTACGGCGGGCATGCCTATTTTAGGGAATTACGGAATTTTCTATGAAGGGCGCGACTTTATACCAGGTTACTTTGAGTTTGACTATACAGCGGGATTTGAAACACGAAAAGAAACAATTACATTCCCAGCGGGACAAACACAATACACAGTGAATCTAAGTCGTCATTGTTTCTTAAAATATCGTATTGCATTGACCTTGCCCGCCGGCGTTACCGGTAAAGCGATAACACTTGGTCAAGACTCATTTGTCATCGAACTAAATAGCGCCCCCGTAACAGATATTCAAATTACTTATCTACTTGATACTTTACCAAGTGACATTAAGCACATGATCACATTAAAAGCATCAAGTAATATGATTTTACAAGTAGCGGGCGATTTGATCTTGGGCGCCGGTATCGCCTCAAGTTCTATTGGCATTGATGGCTTGTCACAAAGTATTCAAACTACGTCAAGCGCTATGTATTCCGGTTATTCATCGCGTGTTGATTACTATGAAAAACAGTATGACACACTAAAGAAGGCCGTAAAAGCACAGTACAAAATCAACCAGTTCGGAGTAATCTAAAATGACTACGATCACCCCTAGAATACCAACAAAACTAAGGCCCCGCTTTGATTGGCTAAATGAGGAATTTAGAAAACAATTTTTCACAAGATCAATGCTCGTATCTTGGGAAATGTGCGCCGAATGCCCATGCTCAAATAAGGGC